GCAACGTGCAACATCTTTGGTTATTCAACGACACGAAGACTTGCGGAAGTCAAGGGTTGTTGATGAATCTAAAGTTGAAGAAAATGATTCGGGGGTTGTAGTTACTGGACATATGTTTGCCTTTGTAAAGCAAGCAATTTCTGGTCTCAACCCCGTTGAAATTTTAGAAGAGGTGATGTATGATGGAGAAGAATTTGTTCCTCTACCATGTGAGTTAGGTTTTCCTTTAGATTATGATAATTCAGTTGGCACTAAAATGCTGATAGAACATAAGGAATCTTATTCACGTATGTTAGAGAAGATGATCAGTGAAGCTGATCATACATCAATTGGAATTGGAGTCGTTGCTCGAATGGTTGAACGGTTTTATACGTTCGCGTTTGATATCGATCCTAAAAGAAGAAAACGAGTTATTCGATTAGCGAAGTACTTGTATATTCTTGAAAATAACCAGTTTTATGATGATCCCGAGTTGAAGGATTTTCCTTCAATGAAACCTCATTATTTGGTTAAACTTGAGAAGTTTTGTTTTGCAAAACTTCTTAAGATAGGCGTTCGAAAACCTGGGGATTTTCTCACTTATGTTCGAGAACACCCAGAGATAGATTACACTTATTTTTTTGACAAGAAACTAGAGGCTTTTGGGTTTTTTGTTGGGATAGTATTTGGTAGAAATAATGTTGATAAGATGAGTGTGGTTAATCCAGTTAAAACTTGGAGAAACACATTGCAATCGTTTGATTTTGAGAAGATGCGTATTAATATTACGCCTGATTATCATCCTCAACAAATTACTACACAAATACATAAGTGTGAAGAAGTAAAGGATAACTCTGTACATTGGAGTTTAAAAGCTAAGGTGTTAAAGAGAAAATGGGATAATTGGTGTGATGAAGTGTACTCGCCTTTTATGCGAGTTCATTCATGGTTAGTATTTGGAGCGTTAGCTTCAGTTTTAACTGTTACTGTGACTACAATTAGTACTTATTATGGAGTTAAGTTCTATACTGATAATCCTAATGCCCCTGCCCATAACGCAGGTTCGTTGTTGTTCAAAGGGCTGAGTTCACAAGAAGATTTCCATTCTAAGCTCCCGCTTAGGCCTGATACTCAGTCTTTAACTAGGGGTAATGGTGCACCATTGAGGCCTCGTGAAGTCTCTGGACATAGTGTCTCTAGAGGACACAATACACGAATGCATCCCCGTGATGTTTCCGGGCATAGTGTTACTAGAGGACATAAAGTTGTTCTCCACCCTAGGATTGTTGATGGACAATCAGGTGATGGACCTTATAATGGTCCATGGTTTGTGCAACATGAACCGTGGTACAATTATAAAAAAGGAAATTTTACGCGGAGTGACGATTACAAAGGTATGGACACGTTCTGTACCACATCTAGTTTGCCACATTCTCCTAATGACGAATATTCTATCCGTCGTGCGTGGCGTTATTTTAACGCAGATGGACAAGAATTACAATATACAGGGTTGACTGAATGGGCCAGACAAGGGTTCATTGGTCCGATAGGTGGGCAAAAGAAAGATGGTTTATATCCATTTGAGGTTCATCATAAGACACTTTGTTATGTGTGGTTTTGGGGTGAACATCAGGTTGTTGCGTTTGAAGAGAAAGATTCGTATGGTATTCGAACTTGGGATGAGTGGTGTAATGATGGTGGCAATAAC